CCGAAACTGGCTTCGTCTCAATTCTCAACCGAAAATGTTGACTCAGTTGACTCGCGTGATAAGTCCAGCAGTTGCGTCGCTCAAGGTGATCTGGGATCGCTTTGTGTCGATGTGCGTTCCTCAGTTGAGGGCTGCTTTGACCCGGCTATCCAGCTGGGTTCAAGCGGTGATTTGCCGCGCGGGAGCAGTGTTGGCCAACTTTCTGAAGTGGCTGTCATTGAATCTCCCCCTGTTGAAGAATCTAGCTGCTCGTCTTGTGGGCAAGCTCTTGAAGAGGAGCACCCAAGCGATCAGTGGATCGATGGAACAGATTTGCAAAGTTCCGAGTGTCGTTTCTGCAGCATGGTCGAGCTGGCCAGTGAAGACCCTAGCAGCACCGCTGCTGAGTGTCTGCTCCTTGGCTTGTTCGACCCTTGTGTCTGCGGGAGAGCACGTGGGATGTGGCGTGATATCGTCGGGTTGGTTGGAGTGGTGTACTCCCATCTCGGCCATGATGACCTCATGGCTCCCGTGTGGGGTGCCGCTTCACTTTCGCATGCTGCTGAGTGTGTTCACACAGCTGTTTGTGAGATTGTTAGCGGTGGTATCCCTAACGGTCTTGAGCGTTTTATTCCTGCTTGTGCTTGCGGGTGTTGCGCTCGAGACGTTTCAGGTCGGACCATTACTTTTGGTCGATCTGAATGGCAACCAACGTTGGGTAACACGTCAGGAGGCGAGGAGGATGTCGACCCGGGTGCCCGACAAGAAATGATTGTTTCTCGTCCGCACCCGTGGTTTGGTATTGTCGATCTGCTCTGGGGTCCCCAGGATATGGACGTGAGTCCCAATCCTGCTGGTGACATAGTGCAGGTCGAGGGTACGGCTCCCTCTCGTCTCGTCTCTGTTGCTTCTTTGGCACATTTCTTGGTCGCGCAGCCGTTCACTGTGGCTGCGTGCCATTTGCAACGCATTCTCTCAGTTATTGGGCATTCTGCACATGTCATTATGTGCACTTCGCTCAATAGACTCATGATCGAAACCGGGATGGCAAGATATTGGTTGTTCTACAAGCTCTTGTCCCTGGCCACGAAGATGGGTTTTGGGTTGCGACTGCTGGGTGAGTTGAAGCGTTCGTTTGTACGCCGCCTAAGTTCTAAGGCGACGGAACACGCGCGCTTCGAGAAGTCTGTGTTTAACAGTTTGCCCAGTGTTCGTCCGATTGTGAGATCGAATCACACACACGCGCAAGAGGCAGCAGATCGTGACGCTGCCTTACAGCTCGCGCGCTCTTACGCGCGGGCAACTGCCCGTGAGCTCTACAACGTCCAGCAGTCTGCTAGTACTGCTGAAAAGTACCTTGGGTCGCATGATATTCACTGGGTGAAAGATTGCTTTCCAGGGTGCTGGGATGCATCCCATGAGGTGCCCTCCCGTCCCGTTTACTACCTCGGTGATGTTGACTACTACATCGAGGACCTGCCCTGCATGTTGGCCGAGATCACCGATCCCGTGTTGATCTATACCATCGTGCCAGAGAAGGTCGCGGAGTCTGGCAAGGATAAAGGCTTTAGCTTCATCTTTGATACGGACAACGAGATGGTAATGCATGTTGCCGGGGGGGCAACCTATCGACACAAGCTCTGGAACTACCAAGGAGATTGTGTCACCGTGACTACACGTTGGGGTTCCCAAACAACGTGTTTTTACGTGGAACGTCGCCGTATGGGCGAGCACAGAGTTATGATCCTGCTTGTACCGATCCTTACCACAAAGTCTTTCGTGGCGGGTCGGCTCCTGGAAGGGTTCGAGACAGGTAAGTTGAGCCGTCTGGAACCAATCAAAAGAGCAGGTGAGAACTTCTATGCTAGCTTACGCGTGCACGGTTCCGGCACTCCAGTTGTGAGTGTCGGCACGCCCGGCAGTTATTGTTCGGTCGAAGTCCCAGCGGACCAGTTTGATGGTGTGCGCAAGGCGTTAGCTATGTCCAAGGTAAATGTGTCGGTGCAGTTGGTGCGGTCCTACTTCCCGACCATGGACGCTTGGAAAGCTGCGGTTTTGGCATACGCGCTGTCCGTCGATGGTGTGAGTGGCGGGGTCGATTTGACCTCTGGCACCCACACCGTCTACAAGGTTTTTTATGGCCCTGATGGTAGATACGACCCGGACGACAAACCGCTAATGGAGGAGATCGGTCGCAATTTGATTGCGACGAACTACGTCCATACCCAATCTAGCACGATGATCGCGTCGTGTGTTGGGGCTCGCGTGCTGAATGTGGAGATCCCAGAACACTATGGGCTCCCCATACCACCTGACTATGATAGGTGGCTCAAAACTTTTGTTCGCCTAGCTCTGGGCGAACATGCCGGGAAACTCCGCCTCGGGACTCTAGAGGCGGCACGAGCTGCTCACAATCGTAAGACACAGACTTCGTCATACGAGACCCAGGAGCAATTTGCCCACGACACACAGCCCACCAGTGCCTTCCCGAAGCCGGAGGTGTATGGTAAGCTGAGTGACCAACGTGTGATTACTAACCCGAATGCTGAACGTCGGGAGGAGTACCACCGTGTAGTGGAGCCCCTGTTGGCCGCTGTGAGCGGTAACCCGTGGTGCGCGATTGGCATGGCACCACCAGCGATTGCCCAGAGAGTGGCAACCGTTTGCACTAGCGCAGTCGACAGCGCAAACTCGTCGGACCTCAAGCGTATGGATCGCCAGGTCAGTATTGAGCTGCGCGCTGTTGACCAGTCGTTCATTCGTGATGGTTTTGTGGAGGAGGACGTTGGTCAGGCCATGGAGTTGTACAGCGGTTCGTACAACAGAAAGGTCCAGATCGGCAAGCTCCACTACTATACCAAGAGCCAACAAGGCTCGGGAGAGGCAGATACGGGGTTGTTCCAGATGCTCCGAGGCGCTTTCCTTGTGTTTGCTTCTAAGAAGGCAGACCGCATGAGTGACGCTGAAGCTTTTGCGGGATTAGGCATCTATCTTGGTGATGATGGCCTGACCGCAGACCTCCGCCCTAAGACTTATACACGAGTGGCCGGCATTTACGGCCAAATCGTGGAGAATGAGGTGTTCTTTCGCGGGGAGGCTGGTGTGAATTTTCTAGCACGTATATACACTAAGTCGGTGTGGAATGGGGATGTCAACAGTTGCTGTGACATCAAGCGTACCTTGGGTAAGCTTTATACCACTCCGCGCTTGCAAGGTGTGACCTGCCAGGACAAGATGTTTCAAAAGTATCTTGGGTTGACTTTCAGCGACAAGAATACGTACATTATAGGCGATCTTGCCTGTGCGTATGTTCACCAATACCGGTTGGTCCAACAATGGGTGGGCGAGGACGAAGAACGTGAGCGCGATCTCTGGCGCATACGCTCGTACTATGGTTCCACCAAAGAGACCGGTTGGCCGAACGATTGTCGCGCGCATAGCGAGTGGTTGTTCCATAAGCAGCTGCCTAAGTTCGATTTGCAGCTGCTTAGTGACTATTTAACCTTTGGTTTGTTCCCATTGGACCCCGTGCCTGCGGAGTTCGATGCTTCTTTCAACGTCAAGTTGATTCGAAGGTGCCGTCCTGGCACGTTCGAAGACTTGTTACGTTGGTTCTCGATGCCGGTATGCTACTCGGAGCTACCGTTGACGATCGAAAAGCCTGGTGTTGCTGTAGAGATAGCACCCGGCGTCGACGTTCGAGGACCCACCGCACCATCCCCCCCGGTG